AGAAAAGAATCAATTATTGCAGATAGTGCCGAGCCCAAGTCCATTGATGAATTAAGAAGTCTAGGACTTACAAGGGTAAGGGCAGCAAAGAAAGGCAAGGATAGCATTTTAAATGGCATACAGTTTATACAGAATTTTAAACTTGTAATACACCCTAGATGTGTGAATTTCCTAACGGAAGTAACAAATTATCAGTGGGCAAAAGATAAGTTTGACAACTCCATTAATAAGCCAATTGATGATTTTAACCATTTGATGGATGCCATGAGGTATGCAATCGAACCTTATATCATAAAGCATAAGAATTCAGTACAAACTTTTAGACATAGTTTATAAAGGAGGGATAAAGTGATAGACACAGAAAGAGTATTTAGCATAGATAGCAAGGCTGATTTTAGCCTTGGGCTGCTTAGAAATTTTATTGATAGGCATAGGGTGCTGTCAAAAAAATACTATGATTTAAGGGATATGTATAAAGGCAAACACCTAATACTACTTAGAGATAATAACAAGCCAATTTACAAGCCAGATAATAGGCTAGTCGTTAATCATGCTAAGTACATTGTTGATACTTTAAACGGTTTTTTTACAGGCATACCAATTAAGACAATTTCTGAAAATCCTAGAGTTAATGATTATATACAAGAGTTTGACAGATATAACAATATTGATGACCTAAATTCTGAAATAGCTAAAAAGTGTAGTATATATGGCCGTTGTTACGAATTATTATTTATTGATGAGAAATCTAAGGTTGGGGCTACTTATATAGATCCCATGGATGCCTTTATTATTTATGACAATTCTATAAGACAAAAACCTTTATTTGGAATCAGATATACAAGAGATAAAGAGGGAGCTTTAATTGGAACTTTTAGTGATGATGCCAAGATTTATTACTTTAGAAGTAATGACAAGGGAGAACTCATAATTGACCAGGAAGAGCCTCATTATTTTAAAGCGGTCCCAATGGTTGAGTATGTAGAGAATGAAGAACTACAGGGCGCATTTGAGAATGTAGAAACACTAATTAACGCTTACAACAAGGCTATAAGCGAAAAGGCCAATGATGTTGATTACTTTGCTGATGCTTATATGGCAATTCTGGGAGCCTTACTGGAAGAAAAAGACATTATTAATATAGAGCCCATTGCTGATAGTCAACAGCTAGAGGTTAAATTCTTAGAAAAGCCTAACGCTGATACAACACAGGAAAATCTTATTGATAGGCTAGAAAAACTAATTTTTAATATATCCATGGTGGCAAATATCAATGATGAAAACTTTGGAACATCAAGTGGCATAGCCTTGAAGTACAAATTGCAATCAATGAGTAATTTATCAAATGTTAAAGAGCGTAAATTTGTTAAGGGCTTAAATAAAAGATTTGAGTTAATAGCCAATGTCCCTAATACTCCTATAGGAGAAGATGACCTTAAAAACATTAAATATATATTTACAAGAAATATACCTAACAACACAGTAGAAGAGGCACAAACAGCAGCTGAACTTATAGGAATAACAAGTAAAGAAACAGCCCTTAGTACCCTAAGTATTGTTGATGATGTTAAAAAAGAATTAGATCTTATAAAAGAAGAAGAGGGACACGGGGACCATGACTATATAAATTATATGGATAGCCTTGAGGACTTAGACAATGAAGTTGAATAAAGACCAAATGAGAGCCTATCAATATGCAGTTAAAAGAGAAAAAGAACATATTGCAGCCAGGAAAAAGGAAGACAAGGCTTTTAACAAGCGTGTAGACAGCATTTATAAAAACTTAAGATTTGATATCCAAGATGAGATTTATAAGTTTATAGGCAGGTATGCCGACAAAGAGGGAATAACCCGAACTGAAGCCAACAAAAGAATTGAAAGTATAGATTATAAAAGAGCATTAAAGAGAGTTAGAGACATAAACTTAAGAGGTCCGCTTACTGAAGAACAGAAAAGACAGCTGGATAATTTAAACATAACATCTAATTTAACAAGGTTAGAAATGTTACTAGAAAATGTGAATTTATCCTTAATTGATACTTATGGACGGCTAGAAACCAATATTGGAGATTATCTTATCTATACAGGTAAAAAAGAACTTGAAACTCAAGCTGAGGACTTAAACCTTACCATTCATAGTTCCCAGAAAATAAAAAATAATATTGAGAAGATAGCGAAAGCTGACTTTCATACAGCTACTTTTAGTGAAAGGTTATGGGCTGATAAAGCTAATTTAAAGAACAACCTGGAGCTGGGAATTACAAAAACAATTATAAGGGGACAGAATCCAAAAAGGTGGTCAAGGAATTTACAAAGAAACCTTAAAGACAACATAGCTAATGCAGAATATTCTGCAAGAAGAATTGCTATAACTGAGACTGCAAGAGTGCAAGGAGAAGTAGTTAAGGAATCTTTTAAAAGTAACGGCTATGACAAATATATTTATATAGCCGAGCCGACAGCTTGCGAAATTTGCACAGAATTAGATGGCACAGTCCACAAAGTAGAGGATGCTGTACCAGGAATTAATTATTATCCTATGCATCCATTTTGTAAATGTGGCGCGAGTCCATACTATGAAGAAAGTTAATATTTAATTTTAAAGTCCAAGCTTTGAAGACTCTAAAAGCCAAGGAGTATAAAAGTTAAGCATTATAACTATAAATTATGGAGGTTAAAAATGAACGAAGATAACAAGAACTTAAATCAAGATGTAGCTGATGCTGAAGAGACTGGCCACAAAAAAGAAAACTTTGATGTAGCTAGAGAAAAAGTCCCACATGATTCTGTAGTTAAAAATAATAAAGAAAGAGATCCTGAAGATAATCAGGCTGAAAAGAAATATACAGATAAAGATGTGGACGAGATCATAAATAAAAAATATGCTAAGTGGCAAGAACAAAAGGAAAAAGAAATTTCTGAAGCTGAAAAGCTAGCAAACATGGATGCCAACCAAAGAATTGAGTATGAAAGAGACCAATTAAAGAAAGAACTGGACGAGTTAAAGGCACAAAACAACAAATCATCTATGGCGGGGACTGCAAGAAAGATGTTATCAAAAGAGGGAGTAAATATTGAAGATGAGCTTATTTACAACCTTATAACTGATGATGCAGAAACTACTAAAAACAATGTTGATAGTTTTATAGGTGCTTTTAATAAGGCAGTTGACACTAAGGTCAATGAAATACTTAAGGGAAAAACTCCTTACAGGTATGGAGGACAAAACAAGTTAACAAAAGCAGAAATACTTGATATTAAGGACGAAGACGAAAGAAGAAAGGCAATAGCCGAAAATCTTGAATTATTTGATTAAGAAAGGATGTTAAATTATGGCAAAATTAGAAAAACTAACTGAAAACCTAAGCAAAGCTAATGCAATATTAGTTACTAATAAATTTGGTAATTCTTTAAAGGGACTACTAGATGTTTTAGGAGTTCATAGAAGAATTCCACTAAGAGTAGGCGACAGAATACAAACATATAAGACAGTGGCAACTTTAGAAAATGGAACAGTTGATAAAGGAGACATTATCCCACTATCTGAAGTAAAGGTAGAAGAAGACGAAGCTAAAAAGCTAACTTACAAAAAATATAGAAAAGCAGTTGCCTTTGAAGATATCCAAAAATATGGTGCAGCTAGAGCAATTGAAATGACAGATGCAGCTATTATTAAGGAAGCACAAAAGGGTCTAAAAGCTGATTTATTTGGAAACATTAAAAATGCACAAAAAACAACTCAAGGTGTAGGCCTACAAGGTGCAGTAGCCCAAGCTTGGGGAAATATCCAAACTATTTTTGAAGATGATGGAGCAGAAACAGTTATTTTTGTAAATCCATTAGATGTTGCTGATTACTTAGGAGAAGCAACAATTACAACTCAAAAGGAATTTGGTCTTAATTATCTAACTAACTTCTTAGGTGCTGATGTTGCAATCATCACTTCTCAAATAACTAAGGGAGAAGTTTATGCTACAGCTATAGAAAACTTAATCTTTGCCTACGCAGATCTAAATGATGGTGATGCAGCTAGAGAATTTGAACTAATTACTGATGAAACTAATGTAATTGGACTAAGACATGACCAAACAAATGACAGATTAACCTACGAAACAACAGTAGTAGCAACAGGTCTATTAGTTGCTGAAAGACTTGACGGAGTAATTAAATCTACAATTCAAAAGGCGGCTACTGTATAAAAAGAGGTGCTAAATGATAGTAAAAGTTATCAAAGATTATTTTGACAAAAGCGATAATAAAAAGCTTAAAGTCAAAGGTTCCATCATTGAATATAAAGATGATAATAGAGCCAAAGAACTAATAAAACATGGTGTAGCTGAAGAAATCACAATAGATGTTGTTGAACCTAAGAAAGAAACAGGAAAAGATAAAGCTGCATCTAAATAGGGGGTGCAGCTATGACAATTTTTGAAACTGTTAAAGAATTAATTTTTATTGACCAGGAAATAACAGCAAGCCAAGAAAAGTTATTAAATACAATTGTAGATCTAACTACTAAAAAGCTACTGTCTAAGTTACAAGATAAAGAAGTACCTGAACAGCTTGAACACATAATAATAGAGGTTTCTATTATTAGATATAACCGTTTAGGAAGCGAGGGTATGAGTAAAGAATCCCAAGATGGAAGAAGTATTGAATTTAATAACAATGACTTTAAAGACTTTGAAGATGAAATTGCTGATTATTTAAATGGTCTTAATAAAAATACACATAAGAGTAGGGTGCGTTTTCTATGAGATTTGAAACTAATGTAATTTTTATCAAGGTTGAAAAAACCTATAACCGCATTACTGGAGATTATAGCATGGAAGAGACGGACAGAACAGTAAGGTTAGCTGATGTTACTGACACAGGAATGGAAAGGCAGCAGCTGCTTTATGGAACCGTGGGAAGCCAAGCCATAACCATAAGGTTAAAAACACCAGTACAGCTTGATTATGACTATTTAATTGTAAATGGTATCAAGTACACGGTAAGAAAATTAGTAACTTATAGAGGACGTCAAACTATAGAGGCGGTGGTCCTAAAATGAAAATAAAATTAAGTGGGATAGGAGCACTAATAAATGCCTTAAATAGTGAAACGGTAAACCCTAAAATTAAAGAGGCGGTAAAGAAAAACGGTGCAGATATGCATCAAAAGGCTTTGGAACTTGTACCAGTTGACACAGGAACTCTAAAAAGAAGTATTACTTTAGAAATTAAAGACGGAGGCTTAACAGCCGAAGTTAAAGAACATACTGAATATGGAGTGTATTTGGAGCTAGGAACTAGGTATATGGCAGCCCAGCCTTACATGAGGCCAGCCTTAAATTTTGTAAAAGATAAATTCAGAAATGACTTAAAAAAGGCGGTGGATTGATGATAATTACACCCCATCAAGATTTTTTTAATATTTGCAGGGATATAGCTATTAAATTAATAGGGGAAGAAAATGTTTATGATTTTCTACCGCCTAAAGGTGCTAAGTATCCTTTTATATACATTGGAGTACAACAGCACACGGAAGACACATGGAAAAATAAAGATGCTATATATCCAACAATTTATCAAGACATATATATTTATAATGACAATCCACTTAAACGAGGGAGTACAAGTAAGCTTGCAATGGACTTCGTCAGTATTTTAAGAACAATTAATACTACGAATATTGCCTCCTTAAACCCTAATTATGATTACCATTTTAACGAAATCACTTTCAATTTACGCCCCGACAATACTGCCGAGGTCCCATTGATGCAAGCACACATTTATATAGAATTAAAAGCTTACTAAGGAGTTGAAAATATGAATAAAGACCTAAAGCCTATAATGGGCATTGAATTGATATTACTATTTAGAGATTTAGAAGAAGCTGCAACTAAGCCAGCAACTAAAATGGCCTTCCAAACTGAACACTCAATGGAAGCATCAAAAGATAGTGATAGCACAGAAACAAAAGACGGAGCAGTAACAACATCATCTACTGTAGAAGAAGAAATTACTGTAACTACAATTATGGCAAGAGAAGACCCTACTGCAGATTTCCTTGAAGAAGCATTTTATGACAATAAAATTATTGAAGTATGGGAAATTGACAAGAAAAACAAAAATGAAGAAGGACTTTATAAGGCAGAATATAGACAATGCAAAATTACAGATTTTAGCAAGACAGCAAGTGCTGAAGATCCTACAGAATTGGAACTAACTCTTTTAACTAATGGACAAAGACAAAAGGGTTATACACCTCTAAGTAAGGAACAAGAAAAGATAGCCCAATATGTATTTAGAGATACTGAAGTTTATAAGGGCGAAGAAAACGAAAAGAACGCAATTAAGAAAGCGCAATAAGACATTTATAAATTGGAGTGCAAAAAGCACTCCTTTTTTTTGAAATTTTTAGATGAAAAGGAGCATAAAACATGGCAATTCTTAAAAATGGACGAGATTTTACCTTAAAAATTAATGATAAAGAATACCCTCTAAGAATATCTTTTAGATCTTTAGATTATTTAGATCAAGTTTATACCCTTGAAGACAAGGAAAGCGGAATCAAATTTGGATTTGGTCTTAACCTTTTAGTGATGGGGCTACAAATTAAGAATATAACAGCAATTATTAATCTTTTAAAGGCTGCAACTCTACATTTAGCACAAAAACCATCTGAAGATGAAATTATAGAAATGATTGATGGCTTGAATGATAAAGAATACTTTGCTTTATTTGACGGACTAGATGATTTTTTATCAAATGCGGCTCTTACAAAACATGCTTACAGGCAAATCAAGAAAGCCGCAGTAGCAGAAACGAAAAAATCAGAAGAAAAGAAGAACTAAGTTATTTTGATTTCTTAGCTAACATCTTAGAGATTTACCCTCATTTAAGCGTTGATGAAGCTGCAAATACTAGCTTGAGAGACTATGAAGTAATGACTGAAGCCTTTGTTAAAAGGGAACAAAAAGAAATATTTAATAATAAATTCATTGCATCTTATACAGCATGGCAAAATGCACAAATACAAGCAACGGACAAGAGGGGCAAAAGATATGTTAAAAACTTTAAAGATCTATTTGATTATGACAAAGAGCTTGAAAAGCTAGGAAATAAAGGCAATAAGAAATCTGAAGAAAGAAAAGATTATAGCTTATTAGATAAGCTAGCAGAAATAAACGGAGAAGGGAGGTAAAAATGAGTGAATATAATGTAACGGCCATACTAACGGCAAATGCTAAAAGCTTAATTGCAGGTATGAAAGAAGCCCAAGCCAGCGTTCAAGAATTTGGGAAATCCACTACAAGCATTGGTACAAGCGTGCCCGCTCTATTAAATGGAATTGGTAAGGGCTTAACAGTGGGTTTAACAGCCCCAATTACAGCTGGTTTTGCAGCAAGTGTAAAGGCATCTAGTGACTTTGAGAGCGCCTTAACTGGTGTAGCAAAAACTACAAATTTAAGCGGTAAAGAACTAGAAGCAATGGGAACAGCTATTAAAAACATGGCTAGAGAAGTTCCAGCATCAACAACTGAAATTGCAGCCGTTGCTGAAGCTGCTGGGCAATTAGGAATCTCTAAAGAAAATATAATGGGATTTACCCGTACAATGATTGATATGGGGGAAGCCACAAACCTTACATCTGAAGAAGCTGCAACTGCATTTGCTAGATTTGCCAATATAACTCAAATGCCTCAAACGGAAATGTCAAACTTAGGATCCACAGTTGTAGCTTTAGGTAATAACTTTGCAACAACTGAAAAAGAAATTGTTGACATGGGAATGAGATTAGCAGCGACAGGAACTCAAATTGGACTTAATCAAGCCGAGATTATGGGACTTGCAACTGCAATGTCTTCTGTTGGCATTAATGCCGAAGCAGGTGGTAGTGCCATGTCCACAACAATGAAGAAAATCAACTCTGCTGTACTTGGATCAAGCGAAAAAATAAAAGATTTTGAGCAAAATATTTCAGGCGCAACAGGTATTACTGCTGCAGAATTTTGTACAGCTATGGAAGCGGGTGGAAAATCAGCTGAAAACATGGCTAATAGATTAGGTATAGTCCCCAAATATGCAAAAGAATTGGCTAAAGATTTGATGAAGTCCACTGTATCTTTAGATGGATTTGCAAAAGTAGCAGGTATGTCAGCGGAAGAGTTTTCAGAAGTTTGGAGAACAAAACCTACTGAAGCTTTAGAAGCATTTATTTCAGGGCTTCAAAAAGTTGTAGAGAGTGGTGGAGATGTAAATGGTGTTTTATCAGATTTAGGAATTACAGGAATAAGAGAGACCGACACCTTAAATAGATTAGCAGGCGCTGGAGATATGCTTAACCAAGCCTTTGATATGGCTAATGAATCTTTTAGTAAAAATACCGCCCTATCTAATGAAGCAGCTCAAAGATACGCTACATTTGCCAGCCAAGTAAGGACTTTATGGAACACTATAAAAGAGGTTGGAGTTGTAATTGGAGATATTTTAATACCTTACGTTCAAAAGGCTGTTGATTTCATTGGAAAACTTGTTACAAGTTTTTTGGATATGGATCCATCTGCACAAAAAGCAATAGTAGTAATTGCAGCCGTTGCAGCGGCGATTGGTCCATTACTGATTACTTTATCTAAGATTCCAAAAACTATTGAAAATATACAAACTGGATTTGGACTTTTAAAGAAAGGTCTTGGACTACTAGGCGGAGGATTCACAAAATTAGGTGGGTTTGCAAAAGCTGCCTATGGAATTATAATGGCACATCCATTTATAGCAATTGCAACAGCCGCGGCAGTAGCAATTGGTCTTATTATTGCTAATTGGGATAAAATTGGTCCAATAGTAGCCCAAGTTTGGGAAGGTATTAAGACCAAGGCAGCCGAAACATGGACGGCAATAACCGAAGGAGTAACCGCCTTTATAGAGGGCTTTAAAACTGCATGGGAAGCAATCCCAGAATTTTTTAGTAATCTTTGGACTGGAATAACTGAAGGAATTACTACAGCCTTTGATGGCGCTAAAGAAGCTATAGTTACTGTATGGGACGGTATTAAAACAGCAGTAGTTGAAAAAGTTACTGGTATTAAAGATGGAATAATGCAAGCATTAGAACCTATATCAGGCAACATTGAAAATATATGGAATGGTATTAAAACAGCTACTCAAGCAGCTTGGGATATTATTAAAAATGTAGTAATAGGCGCAGGTCTTATAATATTACAAACAATTACTGGCGACTTTAAAGGCGCAGTTGATAGTGCAAAACAAATTTGGGATAACTTAAAACAAGCTACTCAAACAGCATGGGAAGCAATAAAAGATATAATTAAAAATGCTATTGAAGCAGCAAGCACAGTTATATCAACAGTTACTGGAAAGATTAAAGAAGCAATAACAACTGCATGGAACAATGTAAAAGAAACAACTACAAGTGTATGGAATAGCATTAAAGAGGCTATAAAACAAGCTTGGGAAAATATAAAAGAATCTGTAAAAACATCAATTGACAATGTTAAAAAAGCTATTAAAGATGGATTTGACCAGGCAAAACAAAATATAAGCACAGCAGTAGAAAATATTAAGAAAACTGTTAGTGAAGGCTTTAAAAATGTACTAACTACAATAAAAAATACGTTACGAGAACTTCCAGGAACTATTAAAACGGCATTTTCCCAAGCAATAAATGCGGCTAAGTCTTTTATTAGTCAAGCAGTCCAAGTTGGTAGAGACCTAATCAATGGATTTATTACTGGAATAAAAGAAATGGCCAGCAATTTAGCAAACGCTGCTAAAAGTGTAGTTGGAAATGCAATAAGCGCTGCAAAAAGTGCCTTAAAAATCCATTCCCCTTCTAGGGTCTTTAAAGATATAGGTTTTTATACTGTAAAGGGATTTGCAGTAGGGCTTACTGATAATGCAAAGATGGCAGCAAATGCTATGAATAAAGTAATAGATCCTTTAACTGGTACTAGCGTAGACATAGGCTCTAACCTTGCAGATATTAATGGGCAAGCTAAAAATGCTATAGATTATACAATTACCGATAAATTAGGGGGACAAAAACAAAGTCAAACTCTAATTTTAAGACTAGGTAATAAAGACTTTAAAGCATTTATAGAAGACATTACAGATTTACAAGGTCAAGAAATAAAGCTTCAGGAAGTTTATGGAATTTAGGAGGTGCTATTATGTATGATTTTTTAAGGACAGATAAGGTAAGATTGCCGAGTTTTAGCACTACCCAAACTATTGTTGATGGTATAAATTTAGATGAAACATTGAAAGGCTATCGAACATTAGCAGTTAGAGGAAGAGAAACAAGTTCCCGAAACATACAAGTTCACGATAAAAATAGTTATATAAATAGCACCAATCCAATTTTAGATGGTGCTATTTTATTGGGCTCTAACATACCAGCAAAGAATATATTAGTTGACTATCAAGTATCCACAAAAAATTATAGAGATCAAACGGAACTATACGAGTTGTTAAATTATTACATCAACAAGCCACTTGTAAAGCTCATATTTACAGATGATTTAAAGTATTTTTATAAGGGGACTTTGGCAAACATGGGAGAAATTGAAACATCACTAGAACATAAAGGAGAAATGGAGTTTGCAATTCATGACCCCTATAAATATTCCAATGAAATCTTTATAGAAAAATTTGCTGGAAGTGGAGAAATAAACAGATCTATGCTTTATCCAGTAGCCTTAGAATGGATTGAAATAAAATCTAAAACAAATACAGATAAACTAATTATAAAAAATAACTCCACAGGTAAAAGAATTATTATAGATTCCAATATGACAAGCACAGATAGGATAAAAATCTACTTTAAAGAATTTTTAGTAGAACAGAATAGAAAAGAAAACATAAGCGCTAAAATGGATATTACTAGCGACTATGAAGACTTTGAAATAAATACTGGAGATGTAATAAGCACAAATATAGATGCAGATATTGAGATATCTTATAGGGAGCGTAAATTATGATTTATTTATTTGATATAAAAGAAAAGTTTATAAATCTTATTAGGCGCAACGAACTTAAAGAAGCTATCCAAGAAGAAAATCTTAATGGTACTGATAGGATAGATTTAGAAATCTTATTGGAATATAAGGATAAATTAAAAGGCGCAGCCTATATTGCACATAGAGATGTTACAAACCCCAATGAATTTTATTTTTATAGAATAATTACTTGCAGCAATACATCTAATAGCATACTTGTAACGGCTATAGCGAGCCAATTTGACGATTTAAGAGCCTATGGGTACTTAAGAGAGTTTAGAAGAGATAAGGCAACAGCAAGAGAAGCTGCAGAAATTGTTTTTGGTGGAAGTAGATGGGAAGTAATACAAGCTGACGATACACCGCGAAAACAATTTTACATCTATGATCTAACAAGGTTAGATTCTCTTAAGAAACTAATTGAAACTTACAATGTTGAATTAGAATTTAAGGTAGTTATAACAAAAAATAAGATAACTAGAAGAATTGTAAAGATATATAACCGCCGTGGAATTAAAGTAAATAAAAGATTTTACTATGGATCCAACGCATTAGAGGTTATAAAAGAAGAAAGCCGTCAGGATATTGTAACAGCGGTAATAGGTAGAGGTAAGGGAGAAGAAAAGTTTGATACTAGCGGAAAAGCTACTGGTGGATTTGGAAGAAGAATAGATTTTAAGGGAATAGAGTGGAGCAAAGAAAAAGGTAATCCAATTGATAAGCCTATAGGCCAAGAATACCTAGAACTAAAAGAGGCTACTCAAAAGTATGGATATTCTGATGGTACACCAAGATTTAAAATTGTAGTGCATGACCAAATAACAACCCCCGAAGAATTAATACAAGCTTGTTATGAAGATTTAGTTAGACTATCAAGGCCCTTAGTGCAATTTAAAGCAAATATTTTGGAAATTGGAGCGGCTAATATAGGGGACAGAATACAAATAATAAGAAAAGACCTAGACATTTATTATACAGCTAGAGTTTTTAAGATTAAGAGGAACCTATTAAATGCTGACTTAACAAGCGTAGAACTGGGAGACAATATTGCTTATAACCAGGTTACAAAAAATAAAGAGCTTGTTAATCAAATAGAAAGCTTGAATAATAGAGTTTCTGAAGTTGCAAAGAGTGCAAACCTCACATTTATAGATGTACTAGAAGAAATGAGAAAAGGGCTTGAAAATTCCTATTTTAATCAAGACGGCTATAACTATGAGTTAAAAGTTGGAAATCCATATAAGTTACCAGCAGGCTATTATAGTTTTAATGCTCCTATAGAAAAGAATCCTACTAAAGTAATTTATATGGGCGCAGGAACAATGGCAATAGCAAATAAAAAGGACTCTACGGGCAAATGGCAATGGCAAACATTCGGAACTGGAGATGGCATTTTAGCCGAGGCTATAGTTGGTAAATTAGGGGAATTTGCAACGGTAAATGCAAATCAAATAAATGTTAATAATGACTTTGCAAATACACCAATAGGGAAAAAGGTAGTAGTGCAAGATGAGTTATATAACAATGTTAAGATTACTCAATCTAAGGGAGTGCAGGTCCTTGATAATCAAAACAGGGAACGAGTTCAACTTGGTAATTGGTCATCTGGCAGGTACGGACTAAAACTTACTGATGCATCAGGTAATCGAACAATCCTTGATGACAATGGGATATTACAATCATGGCAAGATGGAAGATGTGACAATGTTGACGATAAAAACCCTTTGAAGCTGCATATTTATATTCCAAAAGAAACTCAAAGGATATACAAGGCAGCACTTAGAATTTATACGGAAGGCTTTAGGGCATATTCAAAAGCCACAGAGTGGAAAGGAACACAGTCAACATCAACAGATTCTGGTGGTGGAGATTATACATCAACAGATTCTGGTGGCGGAGATTATCCGTCAACTGATTATGGTGGTGGGAAAGTTCAAACTTCGCACGGTGCTTCTCATGTAAGAGATACAATGGCAAGAGTAAATGTTCAGGGAAGTACAAATGGCGGATATGTTGAAATCTATAAAGTTACTTATCACGAACATGATGTGGATATACCCGAACATAGGCATGATGTAAGGATTCCAAGCCACAGACATGATGTAAGAATACCAAGCCACAGGCATGGAGTAGATATACCAGGACACCAACACGATATTGTTTTTGGAATTTATCAAGAATATGCAAGGAATGTAAGGACTGAAATATATATCAATGGAACTGACAGAACAGCAGCTATTTCTGGAAGTGGCTATATTTATGGAAATAATGATGAAATGAACCTTACGAATTATCTAAAAAATGGATGGAATGAAATCGAAGTTAGGTCAAACAATAGATGCCGTGTAGATGCAACGATATTTATTCAAGCCTTGCTTAACTATGGAGGTTATTAATTATGGAAAAACAAGAAATAAAAGTTACTGAACTCAAAGAAAATGGTGCAGTCATAGAAGAGACAATGACTTATGAAAAAAATATTGACCAATTAAAAAACGAAGTAAGAGATTTGGAATACAGAAAGCAAAGTCTCTATGAACAAATGGTAGCAATGAGGAAAATGTATAAAGGATATGAAGAAAAACAAAAAGCATTAAAGGATGTTATAGCAAAATTAGAGCCTAAAAATGATGCACCAGGTACTGTAGATGATATTTTTGAAAATCTATAAAAGGAGCAAATATGGTTAACAACGAAATAATTAAATTAAAGTTTGACAACTCTTTCAATGGTCGCTTATTTGCAACACAAGGCGACACTGGAAGAGTTTTTAATTTACAAGTATTTGACGACTACAACAAGCCAGTTGATGTAACTGGAATGAAACTAAGAATGTATGTGGCGAACTCTAAGGAAGTATCTTATTCTGAAGGGGAAATAGTCGAAGATGTTGAAGGCAAAATTAAAGTTCAAGTTTATAATTCCCAACTTAAATACCCTGGCAAGCAGAAAACGCAATTTATACTCACAGATAAAGATGGTCAAAAGATAGGGTCTAAAATATTTGACCTATGGATTGAAGAAGGACTGGAAGCAGGTCCTACAGTTGGAAGAAATATTTATGTAGACTTTGAAAAAATAAATGAAGCTTTAGACTTAATCAAAGATTATGACAAGACCCTTGAAGAAGCTAAAGAAGTTGATGCATCTTTAAAAGTTGGCATTAATGAGGGAATTGAAGCAAGAAATAATTTAGCTGACTGTAAGAAAAAAGCCTTAGAAATCAAGGACCAACTTGATAAGTCAAAAGTAGATGCTAATAAAACTTTAGATGACTTAAAGACGACTAAAACAGAATCTGAAACTTTAAAAAGTGATTTAAGCCTAGAAAATCAAAAAGCTACAGAAAACTTTAATGGCTTGAATACAAAAATTGAAGAAGGCAAAACTACAACGAGTGAGTTAAATACAAACATAGAAAATGCTAAAACAAATAAAGAAAACTTAGACAAGTCAAATACAACTGCTTTAGCTACAAAAAACTCTTTAGAAGATGTAACAACTACGGCAAACTCAACTAAAGAAAATCTAAGCAATCTAAAAAATCAAGGAGATACTTTATCTGGAGATTTAACGGCAAAGATTATTGATGGAAATAAATTAAAGTCAAATCTTGATGCTAGTACAAGTAACGCAGAAAATGCTAAAAGTAATTTAGATGCAAGTGTAGAAACTGCAACAAGTACAAATACAAATTTAAAAGCAACCGATACAGAAGCTAAAAAGACCGAAGCACTGATAAAAGATTTGATGAGTCAGTTGGGGAAAACCCAAGATGAAGTAAAACAAATTATAGCATCTGGAGACTTATCAAAGTATGTAACGGAACCTAAGTTACAGGAAGCTTTGAAAGCTTATGCTACAAAGAAAGATTTGTCTAGTATCGATGTAACAGGTCAACTTGGAGATTATGCAAAGAAAACTGAAGTACCTACAAAGCTATCAGAACTAACTAATGACAAAGCTTTTAAGACTGAATCTGAAATCCAAGCAATGATTAACAATTCCACAAAATTAAAGAAAGAAGTTGTTACTTCTCTGCCTTCTTCTGGTGTTGATGATGTGGTTTATCTTTTAAAGAATAAAAGCGAGTCTAATAATGTCTGCACTGAATATTTATGGATAAATGGAAGTTGGGAAATCATTGGAGACACTAAGGTTGATTTAACTGATTATGTAAAGAAAAGGGAAGTTAAGTCGATAATAAAAGACGTCGTAAAAAAGGAGGCAATAAAGCCTATTTTAAAAATGACAGCGGTCATAGACCAAGCAAATTCTAATCCGCTAACCTGTGTAACCTATGAAGATGATGCGAAGATGATGGAAAAAGGGTCTGTAGCCTGGGACGATTTCTTTGAGACCAAATTAGTCCTCTTTAAAGACGGGAAAGAAGTCCGAGAGCTTCAAGACAGCGAACTAAACGACCTAAAGCCTGAGGACGGAGATGTCATGGCAAAGTTTAAGCGTATGGGACTTAGTATTAAAAATGTCGAAGATAAAGTCTATGTGACAATGACAAATGACACTGATAATCCAAACTTTCAATACTATGCTCATACCAGAGGAACGAGCAGAAGAGAAGCCTTTTATCTAGGGGCTTACTTAGGATTTTTAGATGGGAACAATCTTAGAAGCGTTACAGGTAAAAAGCCGCAAGAAAATAAATCTATGACTGATTTTAGGAATTATGCACAAGCCAACGGAAGCGGATATGACCTTTGTGGATTTTATCAACTGACATTCTTGCAAGCCATGTATGTTTTGAAATATGGAAACTTAGATTCTCAAACTGCAATTGGTAGAGGGTTGACAAGTGGTGGGCAAAGTGCCACGAACACAACTGGAACAACTAATGGCAAGGGTATTGATTATGGAACTAGCAGCGATGCCAAACAGATGAGATTTCAATTTATAGAGAATTTATATGGCAATAGGTTTTGGGCTATTGATGGAATAGTAACAGGTGAAAGTTGCAGGTTTTATACAGCTTTAGATAATTTTAACGACAATAGAAGCGGATATTTTGACACAGAAATAAATGGTATAGGCTCTGGAGGTTGGACAAATAAGGTTTACGGCACAACAGAATTGGGTTTTTTACCCAAAGAACTTAATGGCAGTACTACGATACATTATTCTGACCATTCCAATGTAAACTCTCCATGCAGCATGTTTTTTGGTGGTGATTCTAACCGTGGGCGTGCTGCGGGTAGTTTCTGTTTCCGTTTATATCATGGGGCTTCTGACAATCAATGGTATCTAAGTGCTCGCTTAATGTTTTTGTAGGAGGTTTAGATGAAAGAATTAAAAAATGTGCAAGGCAGTAAGGAAGCTGCTAAAGAATTAATTATAGGCACGGACACAGTTTATATACATTCTAATATAAGGAAGGCAGAAAAGACAGACGATTTAATGGAAGGCGAGGACTTGTATGTCTATGACGAGATACAAATGTCTAAGGATGAATATTTAGAGAAAATACAGAAAGAACTGGAAATAAGTAATAGTGCAATGGCTGATTTAATGATGATGGTAGGAGGTATGGAGTAATGGCAATGTTTATAGCTTTAAGATTAATGGATGGTACTTTTAAGTATAAGAAGATTTTTGGTTTTAAAAGATTCTTGGTTTTTAAGGAAGATACTGATGCTATTCTTGTGGCTGAAGGCAGGCAAGATTTGATAGAAGAGCTCTAATTAATAAGAGCAAACAAGAGGTGAACGCATGGAATACAAGACAATTGAGGAACTTTATTTAGCAGTAGGAGTTGCAGGAGCTATTATAATTGTTTTTTTAGGTTTGTTTACCTATTTGGTAATTTCAAATGATAAGAAGAGGACAGACCAAATAAACAACATTATTGATAGGATTGGAACTTTGCAAATCAACGATACTGATTTTAAAAGTTTGATAGAAAATTTAGCAGAAACAGTTAAAGAATTTTCTAAGACTACTAGAGTTATGGCAGATACTTTGAACAGATTAGATTACTATAACAAAGACTTACACAAGAAATTAGAAAAACATGATGATAAGGTGGAAAAAATTTTAGATGAATTAAGGAAATAAGGGCGGCTTTAATGGCTGCCTTTTATTATGCAATAAAGGAGTTGATGAGATGATAAAAATAATGTTGGACCCAGGACATGGGGCGGGCGCATTCCATAATCGTGGATTTAAAAACATTCCAGGATTTGAGTTCTGCAATGAAGGAGATTGCAATTACGTCTACTCATTGAAGCTTAAGAAAGCTTTGGAAAACTATGGATTTATAGTTGGCATTACACGTTATAACAGATTTGACAACCCGACTTTAGCACAAAGAGGTCAAAAAGCAAAAGGCTATGATTTACTAATCAGTTTACACTCTAACGCTGCAGGTGGTACTGCAACAGGGACAGAAATTTGGGACTCTACAAATCCACGCGAAAGTATAAAGACTTTGACTGATAAATTATGCGTAGCAATATCAAATGCAATTGGTACTAACAACAGGGGTACAAAATACAGGAAAAATAAATCAGGAACTAATTTTTATGGAATCCTAAGAAATGGCATGGCAAAACATAATTTTATTATCGAGCACGCATTTCACGATAACTTTATAGACTGTAAAAAGTATGTTGATAGTTTAGATAAGATAGCAGCAGCAACAGCAAAGACACTTGCAGAATACTATGGACTTGTAAAGTCAAATAAGTCACAGCCTACTAAGACACCGATATTAAACAAGCCTAGTGCAAGTTTGGAACAAGTTAAAGAATGGGCAAGATCAAAGAATAACAACCAAGAATTTATAAACCTTGCAGAAATTTATTTTGAACTAGCACCAAAAGTAGGAGTTGACCCAGCAATAGCCTATGCACAAATGGCACACGAAACGGGATTTTTGTATAAAGTGAAATCTGCTGCAGGAATAGATTCCAGCTATCATAACCCTTGCGGTCTTAAAGTAACTCAAGGCGGCGGAGACTATCAAGCTTCAGCCCATAAAAGATTTGCCGATTGGGGAGCTGGAGTTGGTGCTCATATAGACCACTTAGCTTTATATACAGGTGCTAAAGGGTACCCTAAAACACTTACTGCAGATCCAAGACATTTTCCATATTTACTAGGGACTTGCAAATATGTAGAAGACTTAGGCGGCAAATGGGCACCAAGTAAAGATTATGGAAATAAATTAATGAAATATGTAAATGAAATTAGAAATACAAAGGCGGTAGGAAAAATGGAAAATCAAAAAGAACATTGGGCAGAAAAATCTTTTAAAAATTTAAATGATAAAGGAATTGAGATTCACGAAAGACGATTTGATGAACCGATTACAAGAGGAGAATTATTTTCATTACTTGATAGAGTTTTAGAAAAACTAGAAAAATGAAACTAAGTATAAAGTTTAAGCCGAGATGTGACGAGAGGCCCTGGCTCTTAGTAAGAGTAGGGGGAGAATACTCCCAGCACGCACATCTTAAGAGCAAAAGCGACTGTATAAAAGTTAGGCATTTAATTGATATAAATAAATATCCTTATAACAAAGACTTTAAAATTGCTATGAAGAGATTACTCACGGAAGAAGAGTTTAAAAATTTGGAAAAACACCAACGATATTTTAATTCTAACCGTGGAGTAAGAAGAAAAAGGTAATTTAAGCTATTTTAAGGCATACATTTATATTAGTTAAAAATAAAAACGCTTATATGGGCAATCTGGGAGGTTATCCTTGTAAGCAAGTAAAATGCAGTATTTGAGAGTTGAAAGGAGGTGGAAGAGTGAAAAAAGAAGATTTAATTAGGAAATTAGGCTCCAGAAAATTTTGGGCTTGCGTGAGTGCGGTAGTAATTGCTTTAGTAGCTTTTACAAACTCTGCACCAGAAACTACAGAAAGAATTGTAGCTTTAGTATCAGCAGTTGGTGGGTTATGTATCTATATGTTAAGCGAAGGCATGGCAGATAGTAAATCTGAAGATGTTACAAACTACATTGAAACAAAAGACTACATGGAAAAATAAAATAGTACGATTATAACCTTATAAATTTAAGTAGAATTTTAATTATTTATTTCAAATACACTAAGCCTAGGGAGAGATCTCTGGGCTTTTTTTATTGTATAAAAATAGGGCAGTGATTAAACTGCCCTCTAGGAAATAACAAATCTCCATAAAAGAGATTTTATTGCCACACAATAATTTAGGGTTACCCCTGCAAAAGCAGGGAAAAGACCACAGTATTATGTGGCTGTATAAAATTATAGCATAAATTAAAAATAATTAAAAAAACTTAAAAAAAGTGTTGACTTTATAT